TTATATTTAGCCTTTCCCCAAGTGAATTTCAAGTCATCAAATTGACCAATAGGTCTGGTGGTCGGCCTGTCATAAGTAGTGTTTCCCTCTTGGGAGCCTATTGTAAAACTAGGTGTGCTGTCTGCCGGAAGATCCGTAGTATCTTCTATGGTATCTTCTTTTACACCATCTATAAATATTTCATATCCATGGAGTGCTCTACGCCTCTGAAATGCTAAATGGTGCCATGTATTTATAATAGGGGCGGTAACTCCGGAGGCTGACCCCGCATCTAATGTAGTATTAGATAATCCGATTCTTGCTGTTGGTCTTACTTCATTTACTTTAGCAGTGGGGTTGGTATATGGGGTTACTTCCGGTGTGAATGATGCTGTAGGGCATACGCCCCTTTGAATCCTAAATTCATCCACCCATCCATCTAAATTTCTAGCCAAAATGACTTGAGAAGATGCCGTATTAAATATGTCAGGAATAGCTTTAAGATTACTGTTTTCTATTGTTTCTGGGGTATTCATAACACCATCCACAAACATTCTGACTTTTTTATCAGGGGCCAATCCTACACCAATATGAGTCCACGAACCAGTAGCTATTCCAGAGGTAAAAGTGTTAGTCCAACTACCGTGGATATATTCATTGATTATTTCTATGTATAATCTATTAGAAGAATTTATGGTTATATTAAATTCTACAGTACCTCCGTCAGTGGCGGTGGCTTGAAACATTTTAATGGTACTAGCAACATTTCTATAGACCCAAAAATCAATAAACCAATGAGTACCTAGTACTAATGGAGCTGGCATTGGGCTGGCTGACCCTATCCTAGCCCCTGATCCTTTCATCCATAAAGATGTAGCACCGAACTTCTTTTGAGTAGTATCTAATTCGGCAGTAACTGTCCCTACGTCAGTAAACACATTAAAATAATATGAGCTATCTGGGAAAGTAGTCTGAGCATCGGCTCCATCAAAATGCATTAATAGTCATTGTTTCAGGACCAGCCTGTTCATATCCTAATGACCACAGACCACTNCCTTTACTAAGAAGTGTTCTNCCNACACANGCATCTATATCTATNGTAGGTCTGAACCATGTTTCAACAGTAAAATCGCATGCTTCTACATGAAAATCCATTTTTTGGCCAGTAATCTCAGTCCTACTGCTACTGCCCGTAGCATGCAACATTTTTAGAGCAGCCCTACCAAATTTCTTATTGACTGTATCCTCACTGGACGATGCTGTTATAAGATCGGCATAATTTCGATCCATGGCATCTTGAAGGATTGGTTGTGTGTAATTAGTTTCACAATGAGAAAAGAAAACCAATGGGTTTACTGGGTCTGGAAATCTTTTAACAACATCATATATTGTAGTATCCCCTGCAGTGGTGATAGCACCGCTGTAATTTCTGGCTCCTTTAATAACACGAAGATCTGCTATGTCCCCATGAAACCATCCGTCATATCCAAAAGTAAGAGGTGCCGCAAACCATCTAGAACCTATTACTATCCTATCAAAATGAAGATTGGGATTAGAAGACAAACAAGCTGGGGTTTGAACGCTATCATATTGATCGGCTCCGAAATAAATATTTACCCCATCCCTGACAAAATGGAAATATTGGTAATCCGTCATAGAATTGCTGAAAGTACCTATACCACCTGCCGCATTAATGGTAGTAGTAGTGCCTCCTGCAGTAATGTCAACTTTAAGATTGGTGCTATCTAAATAAATTAATATTTCATCATTGCCACCATTCCCAACTAAATGAAGTAAATAGTGTTTGGTTCCTACCGTAGGGGCAGCGGTTCTTTTTATCTGTCCCTCTATTACAAAATCAGTCTTTTTCATGTCAAAATCACGACCGATCCCAACGGTGTCTGTGATATACATGCAATCTTCATTTGCTTGGTTAAAATGGAGGGTAGGTGCCCCGTCGAACCAATCAGTATTTATGATGGTGGGGCCGGCAGAGGTGCCTCCCATCGTATGGACCCTGCCCCCCACTATTTCAGGACAACCATTCGCCCCAACAGTGTGATCAGTATTTAACTGATACGTTATTGGTTGAGGATCATCATATTCTACAGATGCTGGAGTAAAATTTCCCGTCCACGCACATTCGTCATAGAGAATTCTTACTTCGTCTATATACCCATTAAAGTTATACTCCGGGGATACCGATTGCCGGCCTATTTCCAAAGGAAGGGCAGAAGTATCGGGCATCCCCGAAGCCCCCATAGCGGAAGAAGCTTCCATGACACCATTTATGAACAACCTAACTGTTGTGCCATCATAGGTGGCTGCCACGTGTGTAAATACTCCACTAGTAGCTATGGAAGACGTAGATACCAAATTGACTTGTAATACTGAAGAATTATAGATGGTAAATTCTATTTTATCAGATGAATTCATCCTCATATACCATCTGTTGGCCACAGAAGGCATGTTGGATAAAATGAATTTGTTGGTGGTTACAGTTCTGGGATCTACCCAACAATCTATGGTGAAATTCCCGGTAGATAAATCAAATCCGGGAGAGGCCGTAGCCGATACATGGTTGCCTGAACCCGAAGAATCCGTACCATCAAAATATAATGACCCCCTACCAAATTTCTGGGTGGTCAAAGATATTTTAGCTGAAGTAGAAGCTACAGGGGCTCCGCCATTCATTCCAGTGGTCGGTGTTTTAAATACAGACCCCTCAGTGTGAACGGTTTCTCCTAAAACCCCACTACAATGGAGCAGAAACCCTACGGGCATAATGGCCTCCTAGCTAGCGGGCATAGTAAGCTGGAAAGTATCCAATGTTACTGTGGCTCCTGAAACAACTGAAACTGAAGAAAGATTCATGTCTGCGCCTGAAGTGGACACAGACCCATCAAGACGACCTTGAGTAGTGGAAGCAGCGGCCCCTGTTGTATATGAAGTAGCGGCATCTGTTACAAAGTCATAATATCTAAACCAACCGATGGAACCGGTAGCAAGACCCACTCCCTGCCATACTTCTGCAACAGTCTTGGCAATAACCCCAGAGGCTGATGCTCCAAGAGTTAAACCTGTACCCGCTACTCCGCCAGCATAAAGCCTGCATAGCAACGTGCCTGTGGCAATATCATCGGATGAAGCCGGTTGACCACCGGACCACAAATCCAAAAATCCACCACTAACCCCACCTTTAAATCCGGTAGTACCATCCAAAATGGCATTGCGAAGGGCCGTAGATAATCTAAGCATTGTTTGTCTCCTTATAATTTATTCTTGTGCTCTTATCGATAACTGGCCCTACGTAGCCATTATCAGTATTCCCTATTTTACTCAGCATAGCTATATACTGAAAACTTCCATTTTTACTTTTAACCCATCCAAATCCCATGTCGGATTTAGGAGGTCTGTAATAATCAAATGTAATGTTTGAAACTTCACCATCTGGCATGCCTATACATACTCCATATGGACTAGTCCATACTACCACAGTTTTGGATGTTTTGTCAAATGTCACAAAATCTGTGTGTATATCTGTATGAGGTATTGCCCCATATTTCATCCTAGGTTTTAATTTAAGATCAGACGAAGATCCCCCACTTAAAAATGAAGTTTTGTTTTTAGTGGCTATAAAAATTCCACTTTCAACAGCTCTAACAAAAGCAATGTCACTATCGAAAGTAAAATAATTTCTATCATCGAAAATTTCATATGCAAACGGATCCGAAAAATAAAGATATTTACCAGATGCAATATATATCTGGCCATTATATAATGTAATGCTTTGACCGGGGGGAGCTGTTCTTTTAAATTGAGTTTCTAGAGAAATACTATTTTCTCCTATCCATGTGACGGAATCCGAAATAACCGCAGGACCAATGGATTTATGATAAAATAATCCACTGCCATCAGGGTTGGATATATAAATTCGTTTTTCACTTACTGAAGGGTCTCCTGAAACAGGAATAGAAGATAAAATTATAGCCCCGCCGTCAGATGGAACATTCACAGTAGCGGCAACTCCGGTTCCTGATTCTTGGCCATCATTCCTAACATAAGTCATGGCCACTTGGTATTGGCCGGCTTTAAGGTATCCAGTTGGTTGGTAAGTTGGAGTGGGTTGACCGATAGGGGGAACAATGCCCCATGTCCTGTATTTATCTATATCGTATATTACTCCCGTTTGAATCCCATTGGTGTGGTATATGTTCTTACCTATTTGAAGGTACTTCATCCTATGGGAAAATCCAGAAGTTATGTCAGTCCTAACCACCCGATAATCCATCGTTTTACTGGGAACGTCTACTCTATCTATATAAAATAGTGAAACATCTTGGATAAAATATCCAGGGGCATCAGAAGATAAGGAATGCACTCCAGACTGATTAAATACCTTAGTATATCCATCTCGTCTTTCTATAGAAAATTCATCATCAATATCAACATTATCTGCTTTTATTAAACCTATTCCTTTTTTAGGAACAGTAGTATGATCAGCAATTTTGATCCCAACATTACTTGGGTCTTGAACGTTATTTAGTCCAAGAAACTGTCTGATAGCAAACTCTTGCATTATAAGAAACTAGACCTCGATCTGGCTTTCTTTCCTCTATACTTCCTATACACCATTTCATTTTGAGCCGATGACTGAACCCCAAACCTTCTTTCAAACAAAGCCCTGTGGTATTCAGCTAATTTTAAATCTTGGGTTTGGCTGTCATTTTTAAGATATGCTAAATAAGCAACCCCATCCAACAATCCATTTACAAAATCATCTGGGATCTCTAGCACTGTAGTCATTTGGGATACATCATTGATAGGAAGCCTAACTACTTCTAAATCAAGGGTGTCGTTTTCTGTGGGGGTTCTATACAGAGTTAATGTTTTTTGACCCCAATCGCTAGAGGCATGAGTAACAACGCCGGATGCAGACCTCCATACATTATTTAATTTATATAGATCGGAACGGATAATTGGTTTGATTTCTTTGCCAGTGGACGCTAAATACATCCCATCTATTCTTATTATAGATGAATGCATGCTGTACAAAGACGTACCTGCCACTATGCTTATTTGAGTGACCGCTGTAGTGGATTCATCGGTAATGCACTTAGATCGTGCGGCCGCCTCACGTTGAGAAATGTCTAAATAATTTAAGAGCTCCTCATCAGACCATAGGAGATCGGCTTCATAACCGGTATCCATGTCATCGGATATTCTCCTAAAATTCTGAACTATTGATTCAGCTTTCATCATCCAGTCCTAGTGGAGGGAGCATTACGCCACCATTATGGCCCTCCATGCTAGTTTCTGTTTCCCTTTCCTCAACTTCCATGGCAAAAGCTCTAGAAGGTTTCTCGTCCGGCTCAGNCAACACTTTAGCCTTAGGCTTAGGAATTTTCCCTTTTTTATTGGGTTTGGGTTCTTTGTCCAAGACCATTTCAAAAATAGTAGGGCCTATTTTGCACAATCTCTCAGCATGGGATTTTTCAAGAACTTTTATTTCCCCTTTATCCCATATCAGACCAGAGCCACAAATAGAGTCTCTTTGAGTATCTTCGTCGCCAATATATTTGACGTTAACTTTTTCGATGTATTCTTCTGGCATCATAGCCATAGTCTAATCTCCAATAAAATAAGGGAACCGGGGGTAAAACCCGGTTCCCAAATTATTAAACGTCTTTGAAAGTGTAGATCGGTGACACGTTGAATGTAATAGCATTCAATAGTGCAGCGCCTGCCACAGTCAAAATAAGGTCAGTTCCTTCAGTCAAGTCCACCGGGATGATGTACATTGCTGAATTAACCCCAGCATCCACAGCAAAAGCTGCAACACGCTGAGTAACGGTACCAGCATCATTTCGAGTGCTGATAGAAAGAGTGGCACCCGCCGCTCCTATGATGGTCAGGGCGTTTACAATAAAGCCTTGGAGCAGACAACCACGAGGAAGACGCATGAGCTTGATTGTATCAGCTATGGCTTCAAGAGCAGTTGTATGACTGCACGGATTAGTGGTAAGATTACCATAACCTCCGCCGGTCCAAGTGTATTTATCGTAGCTGGCCGCTTTGATTTCTGCCATGATAAATCCTATCTAATAGAGTTAAAATTAAACGGCCGAGATGGCTGTATCAAAAGCCAAAACGCCATGATCTGTTCCGACACCCTCGACATCGAAAGTAAGTTTGGATTTACCGTTCATAGCGGCAATCGAAACTTCCATCGAGTTATCGTGATCTTCAGCAACTTTTCTTTCAAACCAATCAAAGAAATAGTCGGATTTCTGATGACGACCATACACGGTAGCGAGAGCCTGTGCACCAAGGACAAGAGCCCGGTCAACAGTAACGCCAGCCGGAACGGTCTGCGGAACAACTGTAGTCGGAGAAGCAGCGGTGTATGTATTAACATCATCGCCAGCCACCCATCGAATCGGACGGGCGGTTTTCCTTACAAGGATACCGTTCCACATTCCTGCATCACCGGTGAACAGAGGGTTTTTAGCAGCCCTCTCACGAGCATTTGATAGGAATGTTCTCCATGCGGTAGCACCAGTAGCAGTGATAAGATCATGCCACTGTCTGGTTGTAACGAGCATCATATAAAGAGGATTCTCGCTTGCGCCCGGATCTTCTGCAAGTTTGATGGCCTGCATTGGGAACGGAAGCTCATCAAGAGTGGTTCTAATACGATCAATATCGCTGAGGGTCAAAAGATCGCCGGCCGCTAGAGCCGTGATAGCTGTTTTGCTGTTAGCAAACATGTGACGGTTATACGTAGGAGGTTTAACCGGGTTGACCATGATTTTTGCGAAATCAGCATTGGTTTCCAAAGGAACGACCCATTCCGGAGAAGAATGCGTGCCACGAGCACCGGAAAGGTGAACCTGAATCGACTGATCATCAAAACGGGCATACCAACCAGCGAGGTTAGCTTTAGCAATAGACCGAAGGTTTCGCTCTGTTCTCTGTTGGGACATTCTGCCACCGACCGAGACACCACCACGAACCTGATTGATGCTCATTTCATCACTTGAGAACGAAAGACCCATCAGTTTACCGGTAATTTTCTCGTCGCCCATGATAGGATCGCCTTTGATGATGTTGAACACATCAACAGTGACGCTATCGCCGGCTTTTTTGCTGAGATCAGTCACCCGAACAATCGGATAATCTGCACTAGACTGTTCTTTTCCTTTAGCCTTAGAGATGACTTTGCCATCGCTGGGGGCAGGGCCTGAAAGAAGCCGAGAAAAGTTTCCTTTTCTAACAGCATCATGGAACAGGGCCACACCATAAACCTTACGGGCTAGTGGACTCCCGATCGGAATGTTTGTAGTAGCTGGATTTGCCATTATTTAATTCCTATACATTTTCCGCCAGCCACGTTTCAAGTTGCTTGGGACTCATTTTAGACATCATGCCATCCAGATCCGAGACCGACATTTCTGTCAGCGCAGCGACACCTGTTTTGTCCCCAGTCGTTCCACCTTCAACATGACTTAGCGAAGTTACTGGTTTAGATTTAGAAGAAGCAACAGCCTCTTCTGCTTTGCTTAAGATTTCTCCACCATCCGATTTCCCCATAAGAGATTCGACCATGGATACTGTCTTTTCAAACCTTTCCGAATAAGACAACGCAGCGTAGTCAGGGTCTTTTGTAAGAAATTCATCAATCTCAACCGCCTTGTCCCACCTATCCCGGTCAGTTTCCTGCCATTCTGTAAGCTTGGGGTTGTTATCGATAGCGTCTTTGATTTGAGTCGCAGAAGCAGAATTGTCTTGTGCAGCCTTATGACTAGCGTACTCCTTAACTTCCTGCACCTCGGAAGCCAAAAATTTGTTTTGTTTGAGAAGGTTGGCAGTAAGTTTAGCCAAATTGCCAATTTCTTCACCGAATTCCTCCTCATACTCATCGGGATCTATGTCCCCGATTTGGTCTTCTATATTAGAAGCCTGTTCTTGTGCCTGTTCTTCGGAAATTTTGCCCGACTGTACTAAAGCCCTTAGATCTTCCATTTGTCTGGTCAAATCTAAAATTTGATCTTTGGAACTCTCTAGTTCGGCTTCGGCGTATTGCGCTCTCTCTCGGGTCTTTTTCAGAACGTCAAAAGGTATTTGACCTTTGCCATCCTTTGTGGAAATGGGTCCTTCTGTTTCAGCTTCGGCTTCTTCCTTTTTATCGTCAGGATCAACGTCATCCATATCAGACACAACGCCGTCGGATACTCCGCCAGATTCGTCTAATAAGCCTTGTTCAACCAAATCGTCTACTGATAAATCTACTGTCATTTCCATTCTCCTTTTAACGTGTTAGATCACGAATTATAAAACCAGAGATTACGCCCCCCGGAATAGCGATAACTTATTAAAACACGAATTCTACAGGTTGTCAAGATATACTCAACGAATCTGCATCTATTTCGTCTTCTTTTTCTTTTACTTTGTCCGACATGGTCATAATATCATCCACCACCGGAGAAATATCTGGATTGGTTTTGACTCTTTCAGCCACATCAGTGGCGACAGATATAGCATCCGCACGGGCTTTAACTGCTCTGGACACACGTTCTTCTGTCTCACCAATTTCTTTGCGTAGTGCAACATCCCTCTGTATTCCAGACATTCTTGCTTCCTCTTGAGCCTGTGCCTGTTCCTCTTCCGACATCTCGTCTGGATCGATAGCAATGCCGGCCTGTTTCTTGAGCATCTTGGCCACTTCTTCTCGGTTCGGCATCTCGGAAAATTCGATAAGAGAAGGTAGGATGGATGACAATGCTTCCGGCGGCAACGATTTTGATATTTCCATAAGATATGTGAACTGTTGGGATCTGTATGTAGAACTTTGTGGAATCTCTTCCAATACCACTTTAGAATCTAATTTAGCCGTATTATTGGTCCTATGAACAATACCATTCTCGTCTACAAAAGATTTATTTAAAGCAATAGTTACTGGTTTTCCTGCCCCGCCCCTAGTGGATTTGACACTTTCTTCTTTGCCCTTGAGATCAGCACTAATCAATGATAACAATAATTCGCCAACCCTCAAACGGCCATCTCGGAAATGATCTATCAATCCGACCATGCCCATACCGGATTCATCTAGTTTTTCTTCTAATCTNNCNNGTTTTCCGTCAGGGCGTGCAGACATTTTGACTTATGAGACCAGCCACTTGGGGGATAGACTCTTCAGCACTCTTCATTACTTCGAATTGCTGGCTTGATAATTGAAGATCCGATTCTATTCTAAAAGCATCCGATCCGGGGTTAGTTCGTTCCGGTCTAAGTGTGATGTATGTATCTGGTCGNCTTATTTCTTCCCTAGCATCTTCATGATCGTCTACTGCATCCGCATCCGCTATTACTCTTTTTAGAAGAGAGAAGTTGCATCATCTTAGCCTTGCGGGCATTGACCTCATCCTGAGGCGATTTCATATTTCGAATTATACCATACGGTGCCCCGGTCTTATCTTCCCGATATCCAAAGAATGGAACGTATGGGAAGAATCTATGATCGTATGGTGATGGGAGATCCATCACTCTAAAAGGACCTATCCAAAAGGACATTCGTACTTTAGAAAAGATCGCTTCCTGTATCTGGGCAATGCCCATGCCTACCGAGGCAATATGAGCTGGGTTGGTCTCATCAAATTCTACTACTTCACCATTAAGGGAACGTATTACTTTGCTTTTGACCCATTTCCTATACCAGATTTCGTTTACACCCACCCTGCGCCGGTTGGAATCCACCCATTGACTATCATCCAGATTGGACTGTTGCTGAATACCGTATGCATGATATATCATGTCCTGAAACATAACATCGGTGGCCGATATCACTTCAGATTCCCACGCTTCCCATCCGTTAAGGGATATTCTAATAAGGTGCTGAAAATCCGGAAAGATTAATTGAGCGGCATCCTCATCTATCCATCGTTTTCTTAAAAGATATCGAGCATCATCTAACATTGGATTGGTTGCCCGCCAATCCCAATATACTTCATTTCTATGAATAAAATTACATTCATATGGGTATTTGAAAGGGTCAGGAGATCTTGTGACTTCTACCCACCCCATGCCGGTCTTAATCTGAGAGGCAAACGCCCTAGAACAAGCCCTATCTGCTTTTGAATCTTTTTCAGCTTCATTTAATCTAACAGAAAGAGCCTCGGCTGTCTGCATGTCCTCTTTTACTTGGTTTTGGGCTCGTACAGCCCAATTAGTTCGAGACCTTACTTCAGCCCCTATAATAGAGTCTATGGCGGGTTTTATTAGATTTGTGGTGGTGATTGGCTGGCCACGTTCCTCTAAAATTGCTATTTCTTCAGAGGTCCATTGGTAATTGTCATAATATCCGGCTTCAATATCTGCCATATACCGCCATGATGGCTGCATTTTTATTTCATCTAGGAATTGTTCGAGTTTCTTAATCCCCATCTTATTTGGGTCAGGGGCTGAATAATCTTCTACAAATGATCCGGGGGAGGATAATGTGCTCATTGGGTTCTCCAACTTCTGTTTTGTCGTCTACGTGCGGTGTTGGTTCTTTTCCCTTCCCTTACAGACCTAGCAAATGTCATTGCAAGTGCATCCCCTTTATCAGGAGAAGCCAGACCTCTTGATTTCATAGTCTCTTTCTTTTCCAATTGGACTCTGTTTTTAGCATCATATCCAAATTCTGGCCCTATTAAATCATCAAACAAAGCATTATCACTATCTGGGATAGAACCACCATCCCTCAACCATTCTCTCATCGTGCCCCACATTTCTGCACGACCATTATAGTATTTCTTGGTCTGTATTGCTGGCTTCGACCAATTGATTGGGACAATATTGTATTTTAATTGTTTTAGTCGATCATAGACTGCCCACCCCATGGTGTTTGCATCTAAGAATACTACATTAGGTTCATATTCTTCAATATCTTTAGTAATAATTCCTACAAGATCCATTAAATCATCTAAATGGTATTCTGTCAAGGGGGAACAGTGTAATCCCTGTCTTTTAGCTATTACAGAAGCATCGTCGCCCTGTCTCGCAACATCTATCGCCATGACTTTCGGCTGCATTTCATATGCACTATATGGATAAGTTCGGGACTGAGCCAGTTCTACAATATCATTTGGTATGAACTGGGTTGATGATTGCCTCGGGAACATGCCTTTGACACGTACTCGAACAAAATCGGAATCCTCACCATAATCCTCGATCCATTGACCTATCTTCTTTTTATTGGTCATTTTGGCGGTTCTAGAGTCTATCTGGCGGGTTTCCCATCTATTTCTGAATTTCCCGAAACATTGTCTGAATTCACCGGTGTTCTGGGTTGGGTTTCCGAAGGCCAACATAATGGCTCCGGGGGTCGTCATAGCCCCCTGTGCGACTTCCCAAATAACGTCTGCTACCGAAGAAGCTTCATCAAATATGATCATGACATGTTTTTCATGGGTTCCGGCAAAAGAATCTGATTTCGTTTCCGACCAAGGAATAGCGGAGGCAAACCACACTTCCGGAAATGCTACATGATAGAATTTCGTGGCCGTCCATTTAAACCAATGACTGTGTATGGACATTCGATGCCATTTTGATAGCTCTCTCCATGTCTTCCCCAATAATTGTATCTGGGTATTTGCAGTTACTACTATTTGAGGGAATTCTCTTGTAGATATGAACCATAGAATGATCCATGCCACCAAAGCAGTCTTGCCTATGCCGTGGCCAGATGCGACAGCAATTTGGATAGCGTCATCCACACCTTTTATCAGCCCATCTTTCACTTTATCTCGGATAATGCGCATAATATCTTTTTGCCATTCATCCGGGCCGTCTGCGTCTACTAGAGGAGTTCCAGCCTTCTTCCATGGAAATGTGTATATGACAAATTTTAAAGGATCGTCATAGAACTGAGCAATATCATCAATTAAGGCTTGATTTTGCTCTGGTGTAATCATTTGAACTTTCTAGGCTGGACTTTATCCACTACATTTAGCCCTGAAATAATATCGAGTTTGCTTTTGGGGGCTTTCTTTTTGCCTCTGGGAGCGGCTTTTTTGACTTCTAATCGTTCTTCCGCTGCGTTATCGTTCTTTTCTGTTGCTTCTTCACTAGTTGAACTAGTTGACGATTTCCGGCGTAATTGGTTCCTCAGATGCATCTCGTTGGCCGAAGCTTCCGGGCCCTTGGACCTCATCTGGTATGCTTCTTCCCTCGTGAATAAGGAGCGGAGTGCCCCCTTCGGATTTTGACTCACTTTCTATCTCCTTTAAACGTCGCTCTCTTGATTCTATTAACATTTGATCGAAATTCGTCATAGACACTTTATTATCCACTTCGACTTTATCCCCATATCCACGTTTCCGGCCTTTGGTCTTCAATATGAATTGAATAGCCGGGAAATGTCCTTCTTCTACTTTTTCAAACAGTTTCTCTTCCGCTAGATCTATCACGTCTTCTATTACTGATTCTTCCAGTTCGGCAAATATAGCGGATTCGGCTCGATGTTTTTCTCCGAATCTTCTGGATACACCGGTGGCTCTACAGGCTTTCCCGATGTTCCCTATAAATACGATAAGATTATACAAATAACGTTTCATCTTATCCGAACGAGGATCGTCCATGTCTTCTGCATCTATTTGGTCTTGGATAGACCGGATCTTCAATGCTAAATCATCATCTGCCATACAAGAATGTTAGCACACTCATGGGGTCTTTGTCAAGTTGTGATGAATTCCCCACAACAATCATCTGTTTTGACATTCGGATACACTGTGATCAAGCCTTGGGGGGTCAACACAACCGTCGGTGGGTATCTTTTGCATACAACAACGTCCGCCGGTATGTTCTTGTCAATGGCTACTGAACTACATTTACATATCTTACATGACCCCATCATATCTTATTTTCATCCAATTTATGATCGCCACACCAATCTTTTTCGAATACGGCGGGATATCCTGACATGGTTGGGGCGTGTCTTCGACATCTCCCTATGGGTGTTTCCCCTTTTGGAACATGCCACATGCAGGTGATACATGTCATTCCTGTGCTTCTGTGTTTCCATGGATCCATTATCTTTCTCCTTTTAGAGTTACATTGTTCTTATATGGCCAAAGGTCTTCAAAAGATTCCGGGTATCCTTCTTTAGAAATCTCCAAGGCTTTCTTCTTTGTCAGGGTATCCAACTGATCCAGTTGATTGTATGGTAGGCACAGCCACCCGTGGTGGCTCGTTCGATGGCCTATCCCTATCAGCAACAGCCACGGCATCGGGTTCTCGTTGAATCTCTTCCCGAATTGTATCTGCGGGCCCGTTATCGATGGTCTCAACAGGGTTTTGTCCTGCTTCGGGAGTATCCGATATTTGTTCTCTACCCATATTCCCCGGCCTTTCTGCGCCACCATCATGTCTGGGATCCCTATCGTTATCCTGTCCGTGAATATCATCACTTCCGATTTCTTCCGCAGGCGATTCACTACCTTCCTCTGGAATGCTCTCTCCATTTAGTGTCCCCTTTGATAAATGATTTATTATTTCTGAGTATATGTAAAAGGCTATTTTGCCACCGACCGCTGGATCTTGCTCCTTCTTAAACATTTCTTGGTTCTCTTCAAAATACCCTTTGGCTTCTAAATACATGCCCTTGGCAAATTGCTCCGACAGATCACTTATCTTATCAAAGAATTCTGTCTCAGCAGTGTATTCTCTCCTGATCCTTGGTTTTCGTTGTTTCTTCTTCATATTAGCTCCTTGATTGCTTGTTCAAGAATCTTGGGCGAAATATCTTTCACATATGCTGTTTCAGGCCCCCCTACCGATACAAAATGGGCATTCTTTTCCACCGGCGTATTATACACTTTTATCCATGTGATCGGGTCAGGCAACGGGATTTCCAATCGCTCCACGAATTCATAATTTGTCAAATCTGTCTGATCCATTACTATTACTGACCTCAGTGGCTGTGCCGATCTGGCCTCGACGAGCCCACCGGGAATATCTCCCTTGGACTGAGCGGTATTGGTTGGGGGGCCAATGCGGGTCAGATGGCTCGGAGCAACGCAGAGCCTCTCGTCACATATCCTACGAATTATTACTCCTTTGGGCAATTTGGTATTTGATGCAATCTCCACGGACATACGATTTGCACGAACTTTCTTCCCCTTCAGGTTGAAGTATGGTGATTCTTTGACCAAGGGTCCTGTCCATATGTGATGTTCCCCTTCTATTTTATATGATTTGTGNCACCTGCCTAAAATTTTCTCATTNATCATTTCGGACTACACTCCTTACAATAAGGTTTATCGGCGTGATCAGGACAAACAATATCCCCACACTCTATGCATTCTACATAGCACCATTTACAAATCATCTTCCCACATACTTCGCACTCGTACTCTGGCTCTTTGCAAAAACATTCCATAATATTAACGAATTATACCACGATACCGAACGAATGTCAAGTATCCTTTAACGAATGGTGTAGCAGGACAGATGCATATATATCGGAGCGATACTACGTTTTCGGCAACATCGGGAGCATGCGTCCCTAGCGGTTCTCGTCTATATCAGATGCGGGAAGGTGCGTCCTTAGCTTCGGCTACAATGCTACACTTCGGGAAGGTGCGTCCCTAGCGGTTCTTGTAAGGATACGTCCGAAAATATCCAAAAGATATTCAAATATAGGCGTATCCCTGTCAGAATACCGTCCCTAGCGGTCAAAATGGGTGCCGTATTATTTCCAGAATACCCTGATGTTCCTTTTATAGGAGAGTTAGAACTCTCGAGAATATGAGAGAACCGAGAGAGAGATGCTACAACTACACAACAATATCAGAATACCGTCCCTAGCGGTTCTTATTAATGTCGAGCGTGTAGCCTCGTATTATTGAGAGATGCTACATTATATGTTAATTATATATTTGTTAATTGTTTCTTATATGTCTCTTATACCATACGTGTAGCCTCGTATTATTGAGAGATGCTACACAAGAAGCTACACTCGATACATACGTTGAAGAATGTCAAGAATTATTCCAATTGACCAGAGAAGCTCCGGAAAGAGATACATACGCCCCGAAAGGCATATTATTGAACGAATCCCCCGTATTATTCAGGGGGACCCAAAAGGGGGGTATATTTGTACAGAGGTGGTATGGGGTGTCAGAAAGAGTGCCCAAGGTGGGGACTCTTCGAAAACCCTCCCCTATGACACGGGGAGTACCTGTAGGAGGTTTGTCATGAACAGTGACGAAACCAAAACCTACATCTCCAGCAAGCCTGGATTGGGGCTCTTTTTGAGAGCCGCAGTCAGAGCCGATTGGAGCGACGAGAGGCAAGCAAGCGTTGTAAAGCTATGCCTAGGCTCTACCGCCAGTAAGATGGCGTTAGATGCTGAAAAAGTCGCTATCATCGCTGAAGATGAGGCGGCCGCTAAGGCCTAACCGGAAGGTTATCGGTCGGTCCCTTCGGGGGCCGGCCTTTAACTGTGTCCGGTGACCG